CACAAAATTTCCGACTGCTGATCATGCAAATCCTGCAACATATACCGATTTGGCAAGTTATATTGATTTACTCAATGATCACACAATTAAAGATATTGTTGCAGAATATTTGGAAACGGTTATTATGGTTTTTGCAGCATATGTTGAATTTCACCCATTAGATATTAATCAAAAAATACCATATGTTAATACATTCTTTAATAGTTCACCAAGTACAATAAATGTGATAATGAATCAAATTTTAATAAACTCAAGCGGTAATGTATTGACACATTTAATTAATGATAATTTAGACACAAATATATCCATATATGTTAAGACATATTTTAGTAATTTGGTTGGAACAGTTGAGTTATTTTTAAGGATACTAACAATTAGATTTATCACACAGTTTTCAAATCAAATAAATGATAAAACAATTGATATTAGATGGCTTGTTGCACAATATTATGCACTTTATTACGCACCAGAATCAACAAATATATACCACTTACTTGATAATTATGGATTGTATAGTGGTGATAATAGTTCAATTTTGTATCAATATCAACAAAAAAAACTAGATAAAGAAAATAGTTCATTTTTATATCAATATCAACAAGAAATTCTGTATGGAGATACAATTGAAACAGTGACATCATATATGGAAACAAATAGCATTATTATTGAACAAATCATTAGTTTCATTTATCCATATTTGACCAACTTACGATCATTGTATAATACTTATTTGTTGAAATACAAATTAATATCACTAAATAATTTGACTAAAGAATATTTGCTTTGGTATGTTGATCAAAATGTAAATATTGATACTGCAATTACTGGTACATATCTTGCTGTCATTGACACATGGTTATTGGCACTTGACATAACTAATTCGGGAATGAAGTTAAATTTAAGAGATTATTTGTTAGAATTGACACTAAATTATGTTGGTTATCTTCGGCCAAATACTGCGACAATTGATTCTGTTAATACATATATATCATCACGTGATGTTATTATTATCGGACTGCAAAATGAAATCATAACTGATCAAACATATATTATGGCTATGATAATGTTAAATAATCGAATTGAATTTAGGAAAATAGCCATAACATTTTTAACTTCATGTATTGATGATATGGAATTAACACCCCTAGAATATACAGAATCAATTTCTAGTACGTTAACATATTATCCATTTACTGTAAAACAATATTTAACAACTGTGAAGACATTATTCGATGCCTATTTGACATTGCATTCAATAACAATCCCAGATGTGAATAATGTAACAAATTTTGTAACTGATAATTCAGATTTGGAAAATATTGAGAATAATGTTACATTATCACTATTTATTGATGAACAAAGAATTGATATAACATTGATGCAAAATTTGTATACAAGCATTGTGTATCAGGAGAGACAAATATTTGATTTAATCAGATTCCACAGTATTGCATACTTAAATGCCTATGTCACAAATAATAAGGTGTATAGTGTCAGTCAATATGTTCTTGATAATCTAAATGATGACAAATCATTCAACAATTACATAGGTATATTTTTGGATGAATTGGTTGCCACATTTGATATATATATTGACACAACAATACCAACTTTGGCAACAGTTGACGAATTTTTTAATGCAGAGACCGACACTATAAATGAACTACATGAATTACATTTTGATAAACAAAGAACTATAATACTTGGGATTGCAGAAAATAGTTTAAATACACTATCTAATTCTGCACTAAATGATTTAGTAACAAAGGCACTTGCAAATACATCAATGAATGAATTACCTATTACAACAGGACGCAATATAACACCAACATTATTTTCAGCATTATTAAAAATGAATAGTTTTACAGATAATTTTTTGGATCCAACAGATACAGATTTACCCACATTAATTAATAATACTATTTTTGCAGATAATACTTTCTTTGCAAGTCTTGCAGACAATCATGCCTATGAAATAATTTACAATGGAATAATTGCATTGTATAATGATACAAACACAACATTTGATCAATCCAGTTTATCACTTAAAAATGGGGATTTCATAAGAATAGCAATTTATAACTATTATCTAGATCATATTCTTAAAAACTATGTTGATGCAAATACTATACAAACATTTGATAAAACCGGATTAATCACCGATTATGTTTATCCCAATCCCAAATTCTTAGAAACACAACCAGGAACAACAGACAATGTATTTGATCCACTTTACACATCTGTAAAAGAAAATCTGACCGTATATCATATTATTGATAAAAGCGATTATTCCATTCAACAAGATCAATATGGATCATCTACACAATTATTCATGGAAAAATTAATACAAAGTGCATATACCAATTATATTAATGCAGAATTATTATCTTTGCGTCAGAACAATTCAAATAATGCATATTCATCAACAGATGCATATATTACTTATAAAAAATATATCAACATATTGGACCCCCTTTTGACAACAGTTACGTCATCAAATAATATATATGGTGTCAGTTTGCAATTGATAGATAATATTCACTGGAATAATTTATTGAATTTTGACCAGGTGAAAAAAATATTGGGAGTGTTAAGATCAGGAGTGTATGGTGATGACTCACATTATAGGATAGGATTGTTTAAAAAATATACACAGGCATCAAATATATTCACTGCAACAAGTAATATTTTTTCAACCATTGCCGAAAGCATATATGCCGATTTAAGTGATAATCTTTTGGCTCCACTTATTTCATCCAGTATTGCAAATGTACCAGATGGTGTTACTAATTTCTTTAAGGATACAGTTGTTGCCACAATGCGTAGATTTGTTCCAGATTGTCAAAAGGTTTTACAATTGACACAATATACATCATATCTTAATAATTTTGCATTATGGAAAAATTTATTGATCAATACAAGATCTGGCAGTGTATTGGCAAAAAGATTAGCACAAACAAATCCTACCATTACTGGTCAAACTCCTGAATATTCTGTATTCACAACTGATTATGCAAAAATTGCATTATTAAACTATGTACCTTATTTAGCAGTCAGAGACATACCATTGATGTTGAGGGATGTATTAAAAACAACAACATTTTCATTTATCCCAAAGGACAATATATCTGATTCTCTGTATGACAGATTTATTAAGTATTTCAATATGGTTGATGGAGATGAAAATGAAAGTTCTGTATTTGAAGGTCCAGATGAGGATAAGCTATTAAAGTTATATTTATACAAGACAATTGCAGAATCCATTATGTTTATTGTCAATGCCGGCACAGCCACAGTGAATGATCATGTTTATTTCAAAAAAATGAGAACTGTATATGCACCAAACGCAGAAGATTATTTGACAACTGTCATGTTTAGACCCGATGGGTTATTTCCATACAGAAGCAATATTATAATTAATGATAGTTTGGAATATGAAATTGAGGATGAGGGAGATACGTCATATTTGCCAATAGAATGGATTTGCAATACATATATCACACGATTTGAGAATAAGATAGAAACATTTGTAACCGATAATTTTTCTGATGTTGGTAGTGAATTACAGCTAACATATATTGCGGCACTTAAGGATGTTATGAATAATGTTGTCAAGAGTTTCAATCGGTATGATCTTCCGTCATACAATATATATGCAAATAATGATTACACATTGTACAATATAGACAATGGATTATCAGGATTTTCAAATGGTACTGTTGTATATTGTGATGCAATGTCAACAATTTGGAATCAAGTTCAAAGAACTTATATTCAACTTTACAATTCAACCATTAATGACATATTATTATCAAGACAATATTATGAAACATCACTAGGAACAATGATGACACAAATTTATACAAAAGTGCAGACACAATTTGTGAATATGGCCAAAATTTTTATTGCCGACCCATCAGAACCAACTGTAAAAGTAAATTTTGATACAATAGGTAGCACATTTCTACAAGTTGCGGGGACAGCAGTTTTAAATTCCCGTATTGGTGAACTGTTAACAACACAACTGAGTTTACCCAGTGAAGCAACAACACAATATGAAATTATGATTTGGCAATATTTATCGGCATTGACAATAATGTACAAAGAAAAATTCAAATCATTGCTCATATTATCACCAAGTACATCAAGTCCAAATCAAATTGTTTACATGGTCAATCAATTTTTTGCCCAACAAAGAGATGATATAACAAGTTTACAAATTAAGATTACAACACAAAATATAAATCTCTTACACTTTGGTAGAAATTTTTTAAGAACATATGCAATGGCAGATGGATTAATGACAATTACCGGCACCACAATTTCTATCGCAAATGATATTTACGAAAATGCATTCAGTGACTACACAAATGCAGACACAACAATGACAACTTATGGATATTACATGTCAGCATATTGCAGATCAATACTTAACCTATTTGCAGCAAAAATGGTTACACAGATATCAAGTGCAATATTACAAAAAAAAGATAATATTATAACAATTGAAACAGTTGTAAGTCAATTTTATAAGGAAAATTATGATGCGATAACTGCTCTTGGCAAGATTTCAGATGAATCAACAGGAAACCTTGACATTAGTATTGCCGAATCAGAAAATTATGGATTTGAAATGGCATCCATTAAACTATTAAACACAGTTTATACTTATTATACTGTTGATACAAATCCTCATTATGACTCTTACAATACTGATAAAAAATCATTTGTTCCTGTTTTAGGGGATGGATATGATTTTTATAAATTGCGCATTCAAACGGTTGATCCGGATATTCCATCATATACAACATTAATAACATATGCAGATGATTTATCAAAATACTATACTGTAATACAAAAAAATTACACACAATACAAAGGTATTTTGGATATGAGAAAGGATTACAACAATATAAAAATCTATGTGCCACCAGCAGGTGTGGGAATTAAGATGAAAAAGAATTATTTTTATGATACAGCCAATAATGTGGTTACTTGGTTTGCATATCACACTGAAGCAGTTTATGTTACACCTTTATACACCACCGATAATCCAATCAGAACTTATTTAGCAAATATTATTTCAGATACAAAAACAACATTATTATCAAAATATGTTGGTGTGTATGATGTTATACTTTCACAAGTTGATGGAACTGATCCGATCATACCAAATACACATATTAGAAGTGTTGATGATATTTTTAAAAAAACAGAAACAGCCACTGAAAATCCATATGATCAAACAATATTTCCAAATTTATATGCGTGGTATGAAACATATGTAGATGATCCAGATACACCAATGAATACAATATATACAATGTACAGTACAATTATGAGATCTATTACATCGGCATCGCTCTATAATGATAAAAATATAATTAAATTGTACAAAAGCTTTTTAACTTATCAGGATGTTCTTTTGTATATAGCTGACCAGGTAATAAAAAAAACACCATTAGCATTCATGCTTGATACAATTGATATATCTGTTAGTGCAACATTTGCATCATTTAAAACAGCACTAACAAGCAGAACAGAAAAATATTTATCATCAATATTAAAAATAACACCATATAGCCCAGATAAATATTCAAAACAAGTAAATATAGTTCCACAAACAGGTTTTGCATATAAGTTTTTGACATCTGTTTTGAACACTGTTATTGATCCCACCACAGGTTCATATATTGATATTAATAAAGTCACAAATTTGGATACATTTCCAACAGCAGATCTTTATGGTTACATACCATCTACTGGAGTATCACATTTGAAAACAGATTTGGAAACAGCATTATTAAAAACAATTACTCATGCCACACCAAGTTTTGCATGGGCCAAAGAATTAGGACATAAAATATTGGAATCAGTTACTGTTAATATTGGAGGTGAAGATATAGAAACTCATACAAGTGAACTCTATTCATTATTGCATAAAATATATGATAATGTTGAACACAATAGAGGATACAATATACTAATTGGTAATACAGAAGAAATGTATACAGAAAGTACTGAACAACGATCAATAACAAAATTAATAATACCAATGAGATTTTGGTTTAATAGACATGCAGGATCAGGATTACCACTTTTATCAATGTTATATTCAAAAGCAATTTTAAAAATAAAATTGAGTGAATTGAACCAAATATTGTTTACAGAAGAATCATCACATTTTGTCAGAAAACCAAAATTCAAATGTAAAGCATATGCACAATATGTTTATCTTGATGATGATGAAAGAATGAAAATGGCAAATGCAAAAATGGAATATTTAATTGAAAGATTTGTTAACACTGGTCAAACAAATATTATGAAAAAAGACATCTTAAAAAGTAATTTAACTGCAAATTTACAAGTTAATGATGTGGTTGCACAAGATATTGCATCACCCTATGGAATTTCAATACCTATTCCTATCAATGCACTGAATGATCCAACAAAATATTTGTTGTGGACTGTAAAATTCAATGATCCCACAAAAATATATTCTAGAAACATATTAAATTGGACCAGAAATGGATACTATACAACAGATTCAACTGGAAAAACAGAACATATTTATCCAGCATTTAACAAAATAAAAATAAAATTTAATGGTAGAGATAGAGAAACATACAAAGAAGAAATATATTATACACATGTTACACCTTGGAGTCGACATATGGGATCACTTGATGAAGGTGAATATGTATATAGTTTTGCATTATATCCACTTTTATTACAACCATCATGTTCAGCCAATTTTTCACAAATAGAAGATGCATTAATTATGTTTCAACCAAGTCAAAAGGTTATTGATAAAATAATAAATTACAATGTATCAGCTAGCATCAATATTTGGGGATGTACAACAACAATCTTTAGAGTTATGTCAGGGATGGCAGCTCCTTTGTTTTATGGTTGATAATTTTATAATTTAAATGAATATAAACATAGTTATTATCTGTTTACCTAATTATGTCAAAAAGAAAAAGAGATGATGATACAAAGTTAGAAAAATTAACAAAGTTCTCTGATGATTTTTTTAAGTTATCATTTGTGAATAGCCACAATAATATTTTAAATTTTGTTGAATCATATGTTAAGCATCATTTATTTTGTCATAAATTATTCCAACAATTCATAGACAGAATAGATGATTCTAATTTTATTGTTGTTGATTCACTGAATATGAGTATGTGGACTGATCATTATCAAATAATTCAGAGTTTCATTAAACATCACACATTTGTATTCCCCCCGGATGTTCAAAATTATATTGATCATTATCTTACAATCAATAAGTTATCATATGACCAAAAACAAAAATATTTATCATCATTATCAATTGATCAAAAATTAGATGTTACTGTTGGTTTATGTAGAATGATGTCCTATATTATTGTACATGATGATGCAAATATTAATGTACCTGTATTTATTATTATTCATCGCACAACTAGAGTTAATGATTTAGAACTTGATGCCAACCATGTCATTATAAAAATCAGTTATATATCAATTAGAACATTATCAGAAGTTGATGATATGTTATGTGTCTATATGGTTTGCTTATTGTTGTCTATTATTGATCAAAAAAAATACATTGCATCAATGATGACAACAGATGGATATAGATGGCTGTCATCTTTAATATTTGACAAATATCAACAAAATATTTTGACACAAACTAAAACAGGATGTTTAACTATTCAGGAATTAATTGATAAACATAAATGCTGTGTTATTAGACAAAATTCAATCAATAAACATATTTTAAAATATCAAACAGATATTGGATTTATGAAAACTATCATGAGAGGCATATATTAATCAAACAATGTATACTATTCAAATAAAATAAGTGATTTCTGTCTTGGCAAATCATCATTAAAACTTTCAATAGCTAATTGTCTGTGTAATTTTTTTGATGGATCTCTAGAAAATAGAATATTTGATCCTCTTGCAGAAATAATACAGTCTAAATCATAATCATTTGTTACCTTCAAATAACCAGGTTCTTTGACAATATCATGAATAGTACATTTTTGTGTGCCCTCATATATTTTTGTGTGACTTGCTTGTGAATATATATTTACATAGAATGCACCAATATGTGTCTTAATTGTTGCATCACCTTTACATAACTCAGTAAATTTGTAATCACCAAGAACATTGAAAAAATCCTTAAAATATGGTCCAGGAAATTCAGATAGTGAATCAACAAATAAAGATGTATTTTCAACTAAATAAATTGCTGGACCATGATGAGGATATGTAAATGTTGCTATTTGATGCATTTTATGTTGTATGATATGGCGAGGAATAAATGTTTGTATTGTGTCCAGTTTAAAATCTAATAAGTTTGTATTATTAAAAGGTACAATAGATGGTATAACTTTACGAAATTCTGACAGTTTTCTTATATTTTTTGAACATAAGTAAATTTTAGGAAGCATTTTATGATGCTATATGTAAATAGCATGTTACATAGACATTCAACAATTCAAATTTTGATTGATTAGAACAAAATCCAATCAAAAAAATTAATGATTGCAATGTAAGAATGTTATTAAGGTTAAACACAATTTTATGATAACCCAAATGTTGTGTCTTATCGATTTTTGATGAAAAGACATGTATGCCGATCACATGGAACAATAAAATAGATCATTAAAAAATAACATTATGATAAACAAATAGGAACTAATATTTGTTCTTATTGTTTTTTTATTTATTTATTTTATTGGTTTATGTGATAGGATACTAATAATTATATAATCAATAAAATAAGTGACAATGATAAACTGAATGATAGTAAATACATATACTATCATATACTATCATATAATTATTACATTGTAAACTATTTTATTGATTATATGATAGTAAACACATATACTTTCTTATATTGCATTAATGTTGATCAATAAAAATTGACATCTTCTGTACATCATCAGTAATTTTTATTGATTGAATTTATTCTAAATCCAATCAATAAAAATTGACATCTTCTTTTGTTTGACATTGTTTATAAATATGATTAACTCATCACAAAATGGCTACATTATCACCCCTTGATTCCCGATATAGTAGATACACATGTCAATTAGCAGAGTGTATGTCAGAAAGGGCATATGTTGAGGATAGAATTATGGTTGAATTGAAATATCTTAATGCTCTTTTGACAGTTCTTAAAATTGCACCATATGACATTTCAAAATTTGAAAAAATAAGTGATGAAGAATATGATCACTTTAAGAAAATTGAACATGAAACAAAACATGATGTGAAGGCAATTGAAATATTTATGAGAACATGGATAAAAAAATATGTTCCTTCATTTTGTCATGAGGAATATATTCATTATGGATTGACTAGTCAGGATGCAAATTCATTAGGTTTCATGATAGGATGTAGAAATGGTTTACATATTATGCTTGATAAGTTATTTAGAATGAATGCAAAATTGGGAGTACTAATAACTAAATGTCAACATATTACAATAATTACAAAAACACATGGTCAACCTGCTGTACCCAGTAATCTTGGAAAAGAATTGTATGTACATTATGTCAGTATTGATAAAAATATTAATCAGCTCAAAGATATGGTTAAAAAGTTAACAGTAAAATTTGGTGGAGCTGTTGGAAATATGAATGCTCTGACATATGTACATCCTGAGATTGATTGGTTAGGTTTTTCTGATCATTTTGTTGATAGTTTTGGATTTACAAGAAGTCAATTTACTACACAAGTTGATGATTATAGTAATATGTGTGATGTTTTGTATAAAATTATATTGATTGGTAAGCAAATATACAGAATGTGTAACTATGTTTGGTTATTAATCAGTGATGAATATTTTGCCCAGGTTCCTGTTGAAAAAGAAATAGGATCAAGTACAATGCCTCATAAGATCAATCCAATCAATTTTGAAAATGCTAAGGGAAATATTCCATTGGCAAGTCATATGTTAACAGGAATTATTGAGGTGCTGATGGGTTTGACATATCAGAGGGACATGTCAGACTCGACTGTTTTGCGATCATTAGGTTCAGCATTTGGTTATTTCATGGTGGCATTTGGTGAAATTTGTGTTGGGATTGATAAATTGATTCCAAATGAACATAAAATAAAGGATGATCAAAATAAATATGCTGTTGTTTGTATGGAAGGTATACAGACATATTTAAAAAAGATTGGTTGTAAGACAGCCTATGAATTGGCCAAAGAGTTTTCCAGAAGATCAGACATATCAATTACTCTTTCTGACATTCATCATAACTTTATTGCTAAACTTGATGTGGCTGATGATGTTAAAGAACACTTATTAAAGCTGACACCAGAAACATATGTGGGTATTTATCCAAAGCTGACAATTTTTGATTATGACATGACATAATCTAACTAAATTAAATTTTCCTTTATCAAATCATCATGAAAACTTTTAATAGCCCTTGTTCTATGTAATTTTGTGGATTGATCTTCACAGAAGACAATATCAGAACCTTTTGCAGAAACTATACAGTCATAATCATAAAGAGCTGAAGAATCATCAAATTTTTTGACTGTATCATGAACAGTACACTCTTGACATCCCTCATATATTTTTGTATGAGACACAATACATTCTGAATTAATGAATAATGCACCGATATAAGTTTTAATACATGCATCACCTTTACATAATTCAGAAAATTTGTGAGCACCAA